ACAGGTATTACTGTAACCTATCAAGATGGTGATGGGACGATAGATTTAGTTGTAGGAACACTTAATCAAGATACAACAGGAAATGCAGCCACTGCTACTGCACTAGAGAGTGCGAGAACAATTCACGGTGTAAGTTTTGATGGCACTGGAAATATTGATTTGTCTGAAGTAATACAAGATACAGTTGGTGCAATGTTCAGTAGTAACACAGAGACAGGCATCACCGTAACGTATCAGGATGGTGATGGAACAATAGATTTAGTTGTAGGAACACTTAATCAAGACACAACAGGAAATGCAGACACAGCAACCGCACTCGCAACCGCAAGAACAATTCATGGTGTGAGTTTTGATGGTACTGGAAATATTGATTTGTCCGAAGTAATACAAGATACAGTTGGTGCAATGTTTTCTAGTAATACGGAAACAAACATTAGTGCAACTTATCAAGATGCAGACGGAACAATAGATTTAGTCGTAGGAGACACAACAGGTAATGCAGCCACCGCCACTGCATTAGAAACCGCAAGAAATATAGGTGGAGTTTCATTTGACGGCACAGGAAATATAAACCTACCTGGCGTCAATACATCTGGAACTCAAGATACTTCTGGTAATGCAGCCACTGCTACTGCACTTGCAACTGCTCGTGCAATCAATGGTGTAGACTTTGATGGAACTGGTGCAATCACTGTTACTGCAGCTGCTGGTACACTAAGTGGTAATACTTTAAAATCCACTGTAACTGCATCAAGTTTAACGTCTGTTGGTACTCTTTCAAATTTAGTCATTGCTGATGCTGGTAACATTGGTTCTGCATCTGATACTGATGCGATATCAATAGGGTCAGATGGTGATGTCACACTAACACAAGATTTAGAACTACAACATGACGGTGCAGTTTTATCATTCGGTGGTAATGATGAAATTACTTTGACACACGTTCATAACGTAGGACTTACACTAACACATACCGCAACTGGTGATAATACACCAATCGTTCTACAATTAAAATCAGAAGAGGATGCAATCGTTGCTGATGAAGTAATTGCATCACTTGAGTTTGCTGCTGGTGACTCAGATGGAACAGATGCAGCTGATGTTGCTGCTGGTATTCACGCAATCGCAGAGGGAACATTTGGAGCTAATGCAAATGCAACAAAGTTAGTATTTACCACTGCGGTTCAAGAATCTGCTAATTCAGCTGCAACTGCAAAGATGACATTAAGTTCTGCTGGATTACTTACAATCGCAGATGACTTTCTTTTAAAAGATGGTGGTACGATAGGAAACGCTTCCGTTGCAGATGTTATGACACTTGCATCAACAGGTATCGTAACATTCAAAGATGACATTGTAATTAAGGATGGTGGAACAATAGGAACATCAACAACTGCTGGAGCAATTACCATCGCATCTGATGGCGATTTAACCGCTTCAGGTGATCTAACGGTTACTGGTGCAGCAAAAATATCACATCCGACACAAATTTTTATACTAACATCGGATTTAGTTCCATCGACAAATAATACACAAGAAACGCTTACAAACTGGGCAGACGTTGATGGAAACGTATCAGCCGCTAGAGGGCAAACGAGTGTTGGCAGTTTGGTGTCCCAAAGCTCTGGAATTTTTAGTTTCTCAGAGACAGGGAAGTATCTAATAACTTATCATCTGATGATGGCAACAAACACGGTAGTTTACGCTGGCGGTCTTATATATGCAACCGTAAATAATTCAGATTATAACGCTCTGGGAGAGTCATACTCCTCAACAACATCAACAACTGGCTCGTACTTCAAAAATGCAAGTTTGTCGGCTACGTTTGACGTAACAAATACAACAACCCACAAATTAAAGTTTAATATTCTCTCCAACGTGACAAATGTTACTTTTTCTGGAAACGCAGACATTTGCCAGACTCACATTGTTTTCCAAAAAATAGGAGAAACCTAAATAGGTTATAAAAGGATAAGATATGGCTACACCAACCTCAAAATCTACATTTAAAGACTATTGTCTTCGTTCACTTGGTTTTGGTGTCATTGATATAAACGTATCAGACGACCAAGTAGATGACAGAATAGACGAAGCACTTCAATACTTTGCACAGTACCATTATGATGGTATTGAAAGAATGTATCTCAAACACAAGATGACACAAACGGAGATTGATAGGGCTGCAGAAAATACCACAACAACTGCAACAGATAAAATTGACAGTGGTATCACTGCTGATTGGTTAGAGGGCAAGGGATTCATCACAGTTCCAGAAGCAGTTGTTTCAGTTATACAAGTATTTCCATTTGACGACCAGACAACCAACAATATGTTTGATCTTCGTTATCAACTTAGATTAAACGACTTGTATGATTTTTCGTCCACATCAATCATTCATTACGATATGACAATGAAACATTTAGACTACCTTTCTCATCTTTTAGTGGGTGAGAAACCACTAAGATTTAATCAACATCAAAATCGTTTGTATATAGATATGGATTGGTCAAATGATGTGGCTGCAGATGAGTTTATTGTCATAGAGTGTTATCGTAAATTAGACCCAGATACATTCACAGACATTTATGACGATATGTATTTAAAAAGATATGCAGCCGCACTTATTAAAAGACAGTGGGGTGCAAACCTATCTAAGTTTAATGGAGTTGCAATGTTAGGTGGTGTTACTATGAACGGTGAAAATATATACAGTCAAGCAATAGAAGAGATACAAAGATTAGAGGAACAGATACAACTTGCATACGAAACTCCAGTTTGGGGAATGATAGGATAACATGGCAACTAATAGTGTCTTTCACACCAATAACTTAGCCGCTCTCAAAACAGAACAAAATCTGTACAGGGACTTGATTAAGGAGGCCATACAGATATATGGTCACGATGTATATTATGTAGATCGCACAACTGTTGCAATAGATACAATACTTGGTGAAGACGCACTTTCTAAATTTACCACACAACACCCAATAGAAATGTATGTTCAAGATGCAGAGGGTGGGTATGCTGGCGAGAAAGAGATTATGTCTCAGTTTGGTTTAGAGAATCGAAATGAGATTACCTTTGTAGTCAGTAAACAAAGATTCCAAGAGATGGACAGTCAGGTTACTCTTGAGGATGGAACAGATACCACAGGTGGTTCAATACTATTAGAGGCTGGGTCTCTTGACCAATCAAGTTCATCAGCAACATTAAACACAGTTACTAAAAGTTTTATATTCAATGAGGATGGTGATAAAACTTCATTAGAGGACGACAACTCCACTTTCATATTATCTGAGGAAAGTGGTAATGAATTTTATATTATTATGGACACTGCAACAACAGATGCAGATAGACCACAAGAGGGTGATTTAGTATATCATCCAGTTCTTGGAAAAATGTTCCAAGTTAATTTCGTAGACCATGATGATCCTTTTCATCAACTTGACAATAATCCTGTTTACAAACTTAGATGTCAACAATTTGAATACAGTCAAGAGAGGGTTGATACTGGTATTAGTGTTGTTGATGCAGTTGAGGATGATCTTAGTCTTGATACTGGTGAACATCAGTTTACTTTAGAACAATCCAGTGCGTACAATTTAAATATAAGAATAAATTCATCTATATATGACTCTGGATTATTATTGTTAGATAGGACTGATAGTACAGGTTCAAATGCTGGTGATAATGTAACTCATGAAAATGATGACTCATCTGCTGGTACAAACATAATTCTTGAAAATGCTGCTGATACTGGAATAGATGCATACTTGTTACAAGAAACATATATAGTAGGTGGTAGTAGTACAAACACATCAAAAATAGATAAAACAGCACAGAATGAACTCTTTGACCAATTAGACGATAACGTCTTAGACTTCTCAGAGAAAAACCCATTCGGTGATGCTGGGGGCTTATAATGTTAGGACAACAATTTTACCATGAAACCATGCGAAACGTCATCGTTGCGTTTGGTACTTTATTTAACAACATACATTTGGTTCGTAAGAACAACAGTGGATCAGTTATACAGACCATGAAAGTGCCACTTGCATACGGGCCAAGACAAAAGTGGTTGACAAGGTTAGACGCAGATGCAAGTCTTGATAGTAAGGTTGCAATTACTTTACCACGACTCGGATTTGAAATACAGAATCTTACATATGATGCTGGTCGAAAATTAAATCGTGTTCAAAGATTTAAAAAAGTAAAAAGTTCATCTGCAAATGCAAATAAGTTAGACTCTCAATATATGCCCGTTCCATATAATTTAGATGTTGAATTGTATGCGATGGCAAAACAATCAGATGATGCATTGCAGATCGTAGAACAGATACTTCCGTATTTTCAACCAGATTATACTCTTACCATCAAGGACATGACAGACATGGGTATATCAAGAGATGTTCCCATTGTTTTAAACTCTGTTGCGTATGAGGACAACTATCGTGGTGACTATGGTGATAGACGAGCAATTATATACACTTTATCATTCACTACTAAGTTTTATCTATATGGCCCTGTCACTTCACAGAAAGTTATCAAGACAGTTCAAGTGGATCAATTCACGGACATACAAGATAACGCACCTAAGAGAGAACAACGATATACCGTTACACCAAAACCATTTACTGCTGATGCAGATGATGATTTTGGATTTAATGAAACAACATCTTTCTTCCAAGATGCAAAAAACTTTGATCCAGAAAGTGGGACTGACAAGTAATGAAAACCGCAGCTGATGTTCTTGATGAAACTCTTGGTGTTCTTGATCCTGTTGAACAAGAACTCAAGGGTGCAAAAACAAAAGTAATTGTCAAAAGACCATCAGATAAATTAGAAGATGTTGACGCAGACTACAAATACCAGAGAGAAAACTTTTACAATCTGGTGGAGAGAGGACAGGATGCAATCGAGGGTATTCTTGAGATTGCAAAAGAATCAGAACATCCACGCACCTATGAGGTTGCTGGTAATTTGATTAAACAGGTTGCAGAGGTTACAGAGAAACTTGGTGAGTTACAAGAGAAAATGAAACGACTCAAAGAAGTTCCTAACACTGCACCGAAAAATGTTACTAACGCATTGTTTGTGGGTTCAACTGCCGAGTTACAAAAGATGTTAAAGGGAAAGACAGATGGACATGGAAACGCAAACAGCACAACTGACTGAGTTCATACTGCCTTGG